TAAGTTTCTTATTTACGGTCATGATGAACGCAAACAGATGAATGATTGTCTGGCATATATTGCTGAAACTGCTGAGGATGCAGTTGCAAGATGTATCGAATTGCACCCTAATTTTAATATTCATTATGTGTCAATCGATGACAGTGAGGTTGATGTTGTAAAAGTGCAATCGTTACGTTGATAGTAACTGAAGCCTCTAAAGTGTCCCAGTAGTAACAGCACACACAACCATGAAACCTTATCCTCTTGGTATTGACAACCCCATTCTAGTTAAAGGGGTGTGGGGTTCACATAAGTGGGCAATCTATTGGAAAGATGATATGACTAAGATTGCTACATTCTCCAATCAACACAATGCAATGATGGCACGTCAATCTATCATCGAAAGTCTCTGATTATGCAAACAACAACAGCAACTTACAACATTCGTATTGAGTATGTTGATGGTAGTGTGGAAGATTTTAACCGCACGATGCCAACCAAACCCACAACACATAAGGGTATTATGGCACAAAATGACCGATTAGTTCGGTGGGTTGATAAACACGTCGGCCGCCGTGATTGCAAACGCCACACTGTAACACCACTTTTTTCCTAAGTGGTGTTTAAACCAAAATTATTAAAGATATTTAAATATAATGATTATTCCACAAAAATACACTGACGGATTTATTCTTTGGTGTGTGACTATTGCTGCTGTCACTGTTGCAGTCTCTAAATTCATCTATCGCGTATGGATTGAGAATGATGTGAACAATAAGATTGCATCATTTTTATACACTAGCGCAACAATTACCCGCAACGTTGCTGATGTTGTGGTCAACGAAACTTCACCTAATCAAAATGCTCAAAACGAAACTTCTTCAAATAGTAGGACAAACGTCAAAAGAAATCGATCAAAATCTGTCAAGAGAGGAAAAGTTCCAAGTATTTTGTAGCGTATGCGATGGATTACTTAAGGATGGAAGAATCAGTCCTGCGAAACATCGAGCGTGGACTGAGTTATTCTAACTGAAGCCTCTAAAGTGTCCTAGTATTGTAACTACACAACCAAACCACACAAAAATGACATTCACAGCACCACAATACAAAGCAGAGTATCAGACCGAGTGTCTGCTTGAAGTTCTCAATGATGAGTATAAAGTTCTTGCTGTTGAGAACAATCGCAACTCATATACCCAGTTTGAGTATGAAGTAGGACGCAAATATATCAAAGTTTGGGATTATCGTGTTTCTAATGGTATTAAAGAAAGCACACGTAGTTGCTTCATGTTCGTTGATAAGAATGACGGAGCAGTTTACAAACCTGCATCATACAAAGCACCTGCAAAAGGTGTCCGCTTTTATGTTGATCAGTTGCTAGATCATCCTGAGATTGTTGATAGGTTTGGTTCATTCTTGTATCGTCGTTGATATTATGTCCTTCATTTCTTCATCTGTCGATCCTAACACAATGACACAAACGATTGAACTTAGCAAAGCACAATTCTTTACGATTGAAGCATTTGAGTTTGAATTAGAGGATGATTGTTTCTATGAAGGCGAAAGATGTGAAGCAGTTGATACATATTGGTTTGCACAGGTAGGTGGTACATTAGATGAATATGTAAGGCAAGAATGTTATAATAATTTGGATGAGAATGACCACGTAATGGTTCAAATTCATCCCAGAAGATATGCTACCATTGTTGATGGTATTCCTGAAGATTATGGAGATAGTTGTTTAGGTATTGAAACATATATTTGGAATGGGAGTGAACTTATTACAGAGGAGGAATACCTAACTGAAGCCTCTAAAGTGTCTCAGTAGTATGAGCACCACCCGCACGATGATCCAAGACGACAGCATCAAAGCAAAATCAATCCTAAAGCACATCAAAGGATGTAAAGTTGCTGATGATAACAACAATCAGTATGAGGTTGTTGATGTTAAATGTTTCAATGGGTCAGTATCATTCGTTGGACTGAAAGATGTTGATGGAGTTGTTAAGTATGCGAGTGAGGATTGTTATATGTCAATGGCAGATGTTGCATGATTTATGTCATTAATTAAAACGTATCTTCATTCACTTCAAACTCAAACACAAATGAACTACACTCTCAAACAACTCCAAGACAGAGTATCAAGTATGATCAAAGAACAGGGAGAAGATGCAGAATGTGCCGCATGGATCTATACGAAGGAAGATTGTCATTTGAAGGATGAAAATGGTGAGATTGATTATGATAACAACGTAGAAGATCCTGCAATGATTGCACGTATCTTTGATGATGTGGGTCAGATAGATTACATCTATCAGGTGATTCAAGAGTGTGTAGATGAAGCAACAGAAGAGCAATTGATGTTACAACAACCAGAATTAGTGTGAGGTATAGTAACTGAAGCCTCTAAAGTGTCCTAGTAGTAACAGAACCCAACCAAATGAACGCAAGTCTCACAAACCTCACAAAAATCGCAGAAGATCTTAACAATGCAGGTTTGAAAGTGAAGGTGACTAAATTGAAAGCACATAAAGCACCAAAATCATTACGTTGGTGCCACATCACAAAGAAATAACAACTGAAGCCTCTAAAGTGTTTCAGTAGTGTAAGGACACACACCCACCACACCACACAAACAAAAGTATTATGAAAGCAACAAAAGTTCAAGTCTTATCTAACTTCCGCGAACTGTGGGCAGATGTGATTGAAAACGAACCATCTTTCAAAGGTGATGTATGTGCCAAACGTGAAGAATGGAATAATTATACTGATTATCTTTGTAAGGATGGTGTTATCACCGATTCACAATATGACAACTGGACTAACCCTTTCTAAACATTACTAAATCTTTTTTCTTTCTAAATCATGGTATTCATCATTTCACAAACTAATGGTTGTACTTATACATTAGACCCTGATCATAATGCAGTTTTGTATTATGCTCCGTTGTTATCTGATGGTAGTTACGAGACTGCATTTTCTGCTTATGCTGAAGTCGAATGGGATATGTTAGATGATAATACACTCACCGAAGCAGATCGATGTGATAAGTTATTGAAAGGAGATGTTGATTGTCGAGTATAGTAACTGAAGCCTCTAAAGTGTTTCAGTAGTGTAAGGACCACAACCCTCCAAACCAAAATGAGAAAGATTGAAATCCAAATGATTGCTGCTATTCACAACAATCAAAACTGGTCAAATGCAAACACAACTGTTCACTTCAATGAGGAAGAAAACGTTTCTATTGTACGTCTCCACGGCAATAAGATTGCAGAGATAGATGATGACTCTATGATAATCTTTGATGGTGGTTATCAGTCAGTTACAACAAAGAGCAGACTGAATGCACTTTGCTCTGAGTTTTGTATTGATGGAGAAGGAGTTTTCCAAAAGAATTATCAATGGTTTGTAAGACAATTCGTTGGTAAAGTCAATGGACAAAGTATCTACAAAAACGAATCATTCACTAATGGTTACATCTTCGCCTGATACACTCATGAACACTCATCTACTCAATGTTCCAATCTACAAGAAACAACTTCCACAAGTTTGGTTAGAAGATGATCATTTCATTATTGAATCATCCTCATTCCGATATGTAATCATCGATGATCTAAAACTCTTATTCAAGTTATGCAGACGATTCAAATCTGATGCAATCAAACAAACTTACTCATGAACATCTTGACTCAACGTGAACAACTTATGGAGGATATTGACATTATTGTAAATGAACAATTCCTTGAAATGTTTGGTTGGGAAGATGTTGACGGATATGATGATCAACGCTCTCAAATGATTGCAATCCTATGTGATGCAGTTATTAAAAACTTTCCTCATTCTGTCCCTACAGACTAACAACTAATTCAATAATCTAGGCACGTTAGCATTGCATCGGTAAGTCCTAGATCCATTACCAATAACAACACTTTCTTATTCAAATGTTCAACCAACAAACTGCAATCGAACTCCTTCGTCAAGGTAATACTGGAAACGAAATCCTTTCTATTCTAGATGTGATTGCTGATGAAGATAACAGGGGAGAGGTAGTAGATTATCAAGGTAATCCTACTAGCGTTTGATATAGTAAACTGACTTATGATTGACTTGCATATGTAACAGTGACGTATAGGCATCTGAGGGGTTGGTTGTGGTGTGTA